GTTGTTGTTTTTATTAAAACAAATGTATAAAATAAACTGTCATTCAGCGTCAAAGATACAGTTTTGAAATCAAATCACAATAAGGATTATTCTGTTGTGATTTTTATATAAAGATTTTTAAGAAATTCCTACAAAAAACTTCCCTCAATATTAGGAAAATCCAAATATTTTTGTTATATTTGAAAAGATGGTAATACAAATACTCACCCAACCATACCATCATTCATAAAAAAATCCACATGAACAAAAAACTTTTGGAAACACTGGCAGACAAATGCAAAGACATGGGTTTGTCGGAAAAAGCAATCGGCGAGCTGGCAACCATAGCGAGCGATGGCTTGACGGACGAATCGTCCGACGAACAGATTCAGGCAAAAGCAGATTCGCTTGTACCCATTGCACGGGCAATGCAAGGGGAAGTGACAAGGAAGATGCAGCGTAAGGAAAAGCCCACCGACGCAAGGCCTGACACTGACAACAACGGGCAAAATGGTGACCAGATGCCCACTTGGTTCAAAGTTTACAGCGAGCAGATGAATACTAAAATCGAAACCCTGCAAGCCGAGAACAAGCAAGCCAAAGCCGATGAGGCGCAAGCCCTGCGGCAAGCGGCTATCAACGCCAAAGCACAAGAACTGGGAATACCCGACTATCTGATGAAGCGTTTCCGCATAAGCGACAACGAGGACATCGAAAAGGAACTGACGGATTTTAAACAAGACCTTGTGACTAACCGCCTGATGCCTGCGGAAACCGGCACCGAAAAACCCGATATGAGCCGCGCCACACGCGAGTATGCCGACTCTATCGTACAACGAATGAATATCTAAGAGCTTGTTTTAAATTTTCCCCAAAGAAACTATTATAGTTTTGAGTATATCTTTTTCGCAATAAATTATGTTCTTTTTTGTAAAATTTCACCTTTCATTTTACTCATTTAGCCCGCTAAAATCGCAAAATGAAGTCAAAATTTCCCTAAAAAATCACCAAAATTTATCTTGCGAGTAAAATTTAAACAAGCTCTAACTTTCTCTCTCTCTCAAAAAAAACCGGAACAAAAACCGAAAGCCCGTTTTCAACTCTTATAGCGGGATTTCTGAAAAAACATACACACCTGCGTTCACGGTTTTTCAATTTTCACAGTATTTTCTGCTCTCACAGGCAAACATGCAGCCTGACATTCCAAATAGGTAAAAATGCCCTATGTGTTTCTATTATGTCCCTGTATGTGTCCTATGTGACCGGAAAATGCTCCGCCACAGATTAACTTATCTTATTTTGGTCACATAGGACCCCACACACGAAAACACATAGAAACACAGTAGAAGCCAATTTTAAACTATGTACACCTATGTGTGAACTAACTGAGCCTATGTGGCACAAAACAAGACCCTCCGCTCGCGCGGACTTGTAGTCCGTGTGTCGGTCGGAACGAGCAAGAGCTATATTTCTGCTTGCAGAGCAGCAAAAACAGATAAGAGAAAGATTCTAAAAAAACAAACTTTAAAAAAACAACAAAACAATGGCTACAGCAAATTTAAACAACGAACCGGTACAGGTTGTAAATGGTAACGACAACGTTGTTATCGTCGACAACTTTCAATCGGTACGAGGCGGCCGTACGCTCGACGTTTCAGCTTATCCTGCCGGCATTATCAATGCAGGACACGTGATAATCTGCGAAACGGCTACAGGCGAGTACAAGCCAATGCCTCTGAGCGAAAGCGGCGATGCTTACACTGCATTACCTGCCTCGCACACTTACGCGGGTATCCTTGCGGCAAGTATCACTACAGCGAAACCTTTCGCAGCAATTATGGTAAGGGGAACGGTAAACCCGGCGGCGGCACCGTTTCCGATGGACACAATCATGGCAGCAGTAAAAGCCGCACTGCCTTTAATCGATTTCAGGGAGGACTAAGCTCATGGAACAAAGTTTATATCCCCAGTACGTTCAGCGGTATATGCCGCAACTGGTGTCGAGCATTGTCGACAAACTGAACACAAATGACGAAACCGAAGTATGCAACTATTTGTACCAAATGCTTTTGGCACGCACTTACTCGGTGGACGGTAAATGGGAGTCGCTTATTGGCGAGCACGGACGTGTAGCAGCCGATGTAGTGGCGATGGACTCGAGCCTTCCGCTGAAAAAGCGTCAGGCTATCCGCAAGGCTACAGGCGATATCCCGAAAATTGGTATGGAACTGTACCTGAACGAGAAGCAACTGACCGACCTCGATACGATGATTGCCTTGAATATGGACGAAGAACAGATAGCGGCGAAACTTTTTGAAGATATGCCGCGTGTTATTGCAGGTGTATACGAGCGTTTGGAAATGATGTTTCTTCAAGGACTGTCGACAGGCGTAGCTCTTACAAGCGACGACAACAATGTAGGAACAGGTGTCCGCATCGACTACGGATTCTCCGAATCGAACAAGCTGGGCGTAGAAGTATCGTGGAAAGATAACCCGACTACTGCCACACCGCTCGACGACATCAACCGTGTACTTGCCAAAGCGCGCGAAGACGGCAACGTGCTAAATGTGGCTTACACCGACTCGGCTACAATCAACGCGCTGCTGGCTACCAAACAAGTACGCGATTTGTATGCATTCATAGCCGGATATCCGGGCGAAAACGTTCCTGTGCCAACATTGGAGCAAGCCAACACCGCTATCCGTGCCAAATACAAATTCACCATTCAGGAAATAGACCGCACTGTGAAAGTGGAGAAAAACGGAAAGCAAACCAACATCAACCCTTGGCAAGAAGGTATCATGACATTTGCACCCGCAGGACAATTAGGCCAGATAGCATGGACACGCCTTGCCGAAATGAGCCACCCTGTAGCCGGAGCAAGCTACAGCACTGCCGACGATTACATCCTTGTGTCGAAATACCGTGTAAACCGCCCATCGTTGCGCGAATACACCTCGTCGCAAGCACGCGTTATCCCTGTGATAACCAATGTCGACAGACTTTACCAACTTGATACAAAGAAAGTACAGGAATAAGAAATCAGAATTCAGAAATCAGAATTCAGAAGTAAGAAATAAGAAATAAGACAGAAGAATAAGGGGAAAGTATAAAATCACTAACATTACTTACCTCTTACCTCTTACCTCTCACTCCTTACTACTATCTATTCACTTGTAACTTGTAACTGCCCGTAGGGCGAAGTAACTTGTAACTAAACAAATATGACAAACTTAGAAGCTCTGAAAACCACTTGCAACGCTATTTGCAATACATTTTACCCCGACCACGCTACGCTTGAACTTACACTTTTCAACGCGGGTATCAATCATACCGACAACGCAGCACCCGGCGACATTGAACTTGTAAAGCTGGCTATCGGGCTGGTAGTAGGGTATGTGGAGCAAAGCCGCACCGAAAACGGAGTATCCACCTCTAATTTCGAAGAGCGTGTAAAACAATCCATCCAATACTGGTGCAGCAGGCACGGAATCGATGCTTCTGAGTTTGTTGCACTTACAACAATTCAAAACGGCTCTGCCCGCTGGTAAACGCTATGAGGACAAACGGATACATACAATACCGGATAGCCGGTACGTCAGGATTCAACGATGATGGCGAGCCTGTGGTACGTCCTGAAACATGGTCGGAAACCATCCCCTGCTTGGTGAAAACCAATACCCACCGCAACAACGGTGCGTACGAAGACGGAAATTTCACCGTGGCATCATACGAGGTGCTTATAGAAGAAGCGCAGGCTTTCAGTGCCGACCGTGTGAAGCTCGCAAGGCAAGGTATGGATTTGGGCGAATTTCAGGTACAAAACAGCGAATTGCTTGCCGGAGTAGGACGCGTAAAAATAAGCGTATAATGCCAGCCAAACAGCAAACCCCACATACAGCCGTAAGCGCGTACCTCGAAGCAGAGGTACGAAAACGGAATAAGCAGCTTATTGCCGCCCTTGTACGCATCGGGGAGCAGGCTATAGCGATAGCCGCCGCAAGCGAAACATTCCGCACAGGCTCGGGCAACCTCCGCAGTTCCATAGGCTATGCCGTGGTAAATGGTGGCAAGGTCGAAAAACTTGAGATGGTAAAGGGCGGACAAGGCTCCTCAGGAGCAAACGAGGGACGCCGGTTGCTCACTCAGCTTGCCGCCGAACATTCACAGGGCGTCTCACTCATAGTAGCCGCCGGTGCCGGTTATGCCGTGTATATGGAAGCCTCCGGACGCGATGTGCTCACCCACTCCGAACTTACAGCCCGTAAGCTGGTACAGCAGTTAGCAACTGGTAGAAATGTTTAATTGTAGGAATTGAAAAACTGTTGAACTGACACGTTTAAACCGACTAAAATATTCGTTCTGCAATTCAACGATTTTACACCTTGACGCTTACACAAAACTAGTCACTAGTCACTAGTCACTAGTAGCTAAGTCACTCTAAAAAAAGATGAAAAAAACAGAAACAACCATCGAAAAGGACGTTTTCCACATTTTGAAAAACAGTCCGCTGAAAGACCTCATTTCGGGGCAGATTTACCGACGGGGCATGCGTCCTGCCGATTCAGGCGCCGAAGACGTGGTAGTGAAGTTCCTTGCAGGTACCGACGGTCAGTTTCAGGACGGAGTAGTGGTAATCAATGCCTATGTACCCGATGTAGCTATCGATGGCAACAACGGGCGTAAGGTAGAGAACATAGCACGCGTGGAGCAGCTGGAACAGGCCATCGTTGCACTTTTTACCCACTATGTGGCTACCGAGTACCTGTTCGGCATAACCGACACGCCGCAATCGCTCCATGAGCCGGAAATTGAACAACACTTTATTTACACACGATTAAATTTCAGGCGTTTGTCGCTGTGAAATTGTTTAACTGTAAAATCGTTAAACCATAAGCAGTGGAATTAACGATTCAACAATTCAACGACTTAACAATTACACGTTTCAACGCTTTATCAATTCAAAATTAAAATCACACTATTATTCACTTAAAAAATTAAAATCATTATGACACCATCAACAGCTTGGGGAAATGTAAAAATGTATTTTGGCACCCCAACATCAACAGGCGAAATGCCTACAACATTAAACACAATGGGTTATATCCTTGAAGACTCATTGGCTATCGAAAGCGAAGAAGGTACTACTTTGGAATTGTTCGAAGAAGGGCACATCTTGCGCGACCGCTTGCAACTGGAAGGCGTAATCAGCATCAGTGCTACCATTATCGGTATTCCTGACGAAACACGTAAAGCATTCTGGAATGTGACCGAATCGGGCACCGGCGATGCCAAAAAAGTATCAGTGAACTCAATGGTAAACAACAGTAAGTTTGCTGTGAAATTCGCTGCCGAACAAGTACCGGGCTCTATATTGGCGCAAGTCTGTGACTTGTGCCTTTGTTTCTTTACAGTTTAAAACTGTATTTATTTCGCATTGCTGGCGCAGGCTTGTAGCCTGTGTCCTGCTTGCAAAAGCAGCTTTGCTCCCGCGCGAATCTTTCGCGTGGTAAGATGCAAGAAGAGTCTGTTTGGGGCACAAGTTGGGCTCCGCTAACCCTATATTGGCGCAAGTCTGCGACTTGTGCCTTTGTTTCTTTACAGTTTAAAACTGTATTTATTTCCCATTGCTGGCGCAGGCTTGTAGCCTGTGTCCTGCTTGCAAAAGCAGCTTTGCTACCGCGCGAATCTTTTGCGTGGTAAGATGCAAGAGTCTGTTTCGGGCACAAGTTGCGCTCCGCTAAACTTGCGCCAAAGGGGGGGTAAGAATACAAAGAAAAAATAATAGATTGGCGTTTTCTATTTTAGGATTGAGAAAAAATCCAGATGAACCAAGTGCAGGAGAATTGTATTTAGATAATAATAGATTTTTGAAAATTGCTCCAGAATAAAAATAAAGCCTAGTCAAGGCTTTATTTTTTAGTGAGGATATTGGTATGGGTCATCTACATCCACATCTATTGCTACTGTGATAGGGACTAATTCAAAAACATTTTTCTTCTTTTTCTCAAGAATAAATGGAGCTCTGAGTCTTCTAGGTTCTGAGTATTCGTTGTATAGAAAGAAATAAATATCGGTAATGTCCTCATTGGGTATTTTCACTTCTTTTGTTTTTATTCCTTTGGTCATAGTTCCGAACTCAGCCAATAATTTACACTTTTTATTTTCGTCAAAATATCCGGCTTTACAATTTGTATAAGTACCATTAATTTCTGCTTCAAACACAAAGCTTGTATAGTCTTGCGTAGGCTCTGGTGGCTCCGGTGGGTTATTACCCGTACAGCACGATAATAGGCTCAGAATAATAACAGGGAGTAACAGTAGCTTTTTCAT